CGCGCCTGACGCTTCGGGTCGAGCATCGCGGACCTCGACCACCAAGGCTTCGAGGAGTGCGCCGACGTCTGGATCTGGAAGATCCCGAGAGCGCCCGTGTACCAGGGCGAGCCCTCGTCGAGCGACCGCCCGTGCGACTCCCGCATCACGACGGCGTAGGCGGTCCGGAGGTCCCGGCCCCGGAAGCCCGCGCCGTGGAGGACGCGGACGATCCGGTCGCGACAGTCGAAGGCGGGCTCCGCCTTCGCGGGGGAGAGCGGGGGCGGGGCGGCGTCGGCGTCGACTTCGAGCGACGCGAGCCCTGCGAGGACGACGGCGGCGAGGGTCGTCGCGATCGTGACGACGACCCTCCCGCGCCGGGTCAGGCGGACGGGGCGGCTCACGCGGCCCCCTTGATCTTCTTGCCCTCGAGGTCGCGGCGACCCTCTGCGACGTCGAGGACGAACTCGACGAAGCGGTCCGGGTCAAAGCGGGGATTGGTCGCGCGGAGATCGGAGGCGAGGTTACGGGCGACGCCGAGGATCGTGTACCACGGGGCGCTGCCGTTGTACGCGTTCCGCATCTGGTAGCCGAGGGAGATCGCGATGGTCTCGAAGTGCTTGCGGGTCATCGGGCCACCGCCTCGACCTCGATGCGACCCGCGCAAGGCATGACGCGGAAGTCGTGCGTGTAGTCCTGCCACGCCCGGTCATACTCGGGAGTGCCGGGGGTGTAGCCCGCCTCCTCGTAGAAGGATCCGGCGGCGGGACCGTACGTGTCCTCGACGATGCCGCGCAGGTCGCCGCTCTCGACGTCCCACTTGTGGTCGACGCGAGCGGTGTCGCGGCAGTTGTGCTTGTGGATCTGAAGTCCGCCGCGAGTGTCGTCGGCGATCGTGTAGGTAGGCATCTGGGTCGCTCCTCTCCGGGCGGGGTTGCCCGATAGAGAAACGCTAGCAGACGCCCTCGAGGGGCTGTCCAATACCCCGCCGGAGGCGGGTCGCGAGCCTCCCGCTAGGGGGCCGATAGGGGGCCGCTCCCCTAGAAGACGATGACCCGGGGATCCGCCCCCGCCCGCTCCCATTCCGCGAGTTGGCTCATCATCGCGAGCGCGATCGCCGCGTCGATCGACCTCGACCGGACCCGCTTGTCGAGCCGCCACCCCTGCGGGACCTCACGGACCCCGGCGGAGAGGACCTGCTCCGAGACCTCCGGGTCGCCTTCGTGCCGGAGCCTGCCCTCCATGATCAGGTCATAGAGCAGTTGCGAGGCGGGCACCATGCGAACGTGCGACTGAGGGAACATCTCGACCGGGAGACCTTCGCCGTCGAGCCGCTGCGCGACGGGCACCATCTGGAACGGGTCGAACGCGATACGGCGGACGTCATACGTCGACGCGAGATCGCGGAGCAGGGACTCGACCATCTCATAGTCGAGGAACCCGATTGACTCGTCGGCCCGCATGATCCAGACGCGCGTGTTCAGTTTCCCGTCGTCGGCCCATTGGCCGAGGGCGATCGCGGTCGAGTCGCGCCTCGAGCCCGCGTCCACGGCGACGTAGACCGGGAGGGCCGGGTCGAAGTCGACCTCGCCCTCGCACTCCTCCCACGACTCACGGGAGACCCAGAGAGTCCCGCCCGCCTCATACCACTCATTCCCGTGGAGCCGCCGGAAGACGGGCTCCGGGAGGGAGTCGCGTTGGTCGGCGAGGAACTCCTCCGTGACCCAGGACGCGGGGTTGGCTCGCTTGAACGCCTCGAGGTCGGAGAGCGGGGTCCCGGGCTCGACGGACCGCCAGTAGCAGAAAAGGCGCGGATCCTTGCCTGAAACACCGCGCTCATAAAGTGACCAGAGGGGTCCTCGCTTCTCCGGTCCCGCCGTCGTAATCGTCAGGATCAGGGGCTCGAGCCGGGCTGCCGTGCCCGTCCGCATCGCCTCATACTGCTCGGCGTCCCGGTGCACGTGGTACTCGTCGATGATCGCCGCGTGCGGGTTGAGACCGTGCTGCAGATCCGCGTCGGCGGAGAGAGCCCGGTAGATCCCGGACGTCTCGGGGACCTCCATCACGGAGCGGTAGACCCGGACCGCGCTCCGGAACGGGGAGCCCTTCGCCATATCCGCCGCCGTCCGATAGACGAGGCTCGCCTGCTTCCGGTCGCCCGCGAGGGAGTAGACCTCCGCCCCGAACTCCCCATCAGCGAGGAGGAGATAGAGAGCGGCAGCGGCGGCTAGTTCACTCTTCCCGTTCTTGCTAATCGAGGGAGGCCGATGAGAGCCTCCCTGTACCACCGCCTTCCGGTCTTCGGGTCGACCGTGCCGAAGAGGGGCCGGATGATCTCCTGCTCCTGCCAGTCCTCGAGGACGAACGGCTGCCCTGCCCAACGTCCCTTCATGTGCTTGAGGTAGCGGGCGCAGAAGCGGACGATCCGGTCCGCGCGTGCCTCGTCGTATGCCGCGCCCTCGGGGACCTTCATGCCTGGACCTGCACGACGACGTCGGGACGGTCGAGATCCTTCGAGAGCGACGCGAGCATCGACTCGCCCGCCAGTTGCATCAGCCCGAGGCGGAGACGCGCCGCGAGCGTCAGCCCGTACTCCTGGGCTATCCGCGTGTACGCGCTCGCCTCGTCGCGTGCGACCTTCAGCGCCGGGTTCGGCATGATCCGCCCGTTGACTTGGACCATGACGCCGTGCTGGGCGACGAACTCGCGAGCCTTCCGGTGCGCGTAGGCGGAGTGGCACATCATCTCGAGCGCCTCGAGGTCTACGGGGCGGAGACCGCGCGGCGCGAGTTCGTCGACGATCCGCTCGAACATCTCGCGGCCCTCGGGCGGGAGTGTCGCGGGGATCGCGAACTCGGGAGCCTCGTCGATGACGGGAGCGGCGGCGGCGGCGGGGACGAGTTCGGCGGCGGTTGGGCGGTGCCCGGTTCCGCGTCGAGCCCGCGTCGGGTCGGCTGGCCTACCCTTCGGCATCGTCGAGCCTCCGGAGGATCTCGTCGCGGATCGTCTCGGCGATCGCCTTCGCCATGAATGGGGGCACGGATCGCCCGATCCGTTCCCAGCGTTGCGCGTAGGTCCCGGTCAGGGAGAAGTCGGCGGGGAATGAGGAGAGGATCCGCAACTCCTCGAGGGTGAACTTGCGCTTTTGCGTCGGGTGCGTAACGGACGCCGCGCCGACGCCGCCACCTGTCGCGGTTATCGTCCCGACTGGCTCGCGGAGCGACGGGCGGACGAGTTGGAAGTACCGCTCCGACGACTCACCGGGCCGGATCTTGTCCCACTCCGCGCCGATCGCGTAGCGGTCGAGGGTTATGTCCTGCCCCGTCTCCGGGTCGTGGGTGACGGGGTCTGCCTTCCGCTTGCGAGGAGGTCGACGGTCGAGCCGTATGTCCTGCCCGGTCTCAGGGTCGCGCTCGATCGAGCGATCCTTCTCTCGGACCTCGAAGTGAGAACTACCCCAGCCGCCAGCGTCCGTGATCGTCGGGGCTGGTCTGTCGGTGACGTCGCGTTCGGCACCGAAGGATCCGCGCGTGTCGTGGATTACTGTCCCGTCGATCTCGAGGACGTCGCGGATCGCGTATCGCGGAAGCCTGGGAGCCGGATGCGCGGGCCGGATCTTGTAGCGGTCGACAAGGTCGTTGCGGACCCCGACGAAGATCAGCCGCTGCCGCGCCTGCGGAACACCTAGCCACGACGCGTCGAGGACCTTCGCCTCGACCGCGTAGCCGCAGGACCGGAGCGCGGTCAGGATCTCCTTGAAGTAGCCGATGGCCTTGCCCTTGACGAGTCCGCTGACGTTCTCCGCCGTGAAGACTCGAGGCTGCAGACCGTCGAGCAGACGCGCGTACTCGAAGAACAGGTCATCACTCCGCTGGACCCGGTCGGAGTACGCCTTGACCTCGCCCCAGCCCTTCTCCCGCTTCCCTGCCGTCGAGAAGGACGCGCACGGAGGGGAGCCCTCGAAGACGTCGAGGTCGCCGCGCTCGAGCCCGGTCGCCGCGAGGATCTCCTCCGCCGTGACCTCGCGTATGTCGCGACCGTCGACGGGGACGCCGGGATGATTCGCCTGATAGGTCCGACGCGCCTCCTCGACGAACTCCGACGCCCAGACGATCTCGAAGCCCGCCATCTCGAAGCCGAGGCACGCGCCCCCGCAACCTGAGAACGTCGAGACGACCTTGTAGCCATTCGTGCCCCGGACCGCCTCGACCTCCGACATTGACGGGATCCGATAACCCGCGCTCAGGTCCGTCACGGCTTGACCCCGATCCACGCCCCGAAGTTCAGCGAGCGCCAGTAGCACTCGATGTGCCGCCACCCGGCCCGCTCGAGGAGTTGGACGTTCCAGTCGGCGGTCACGGGGACGAGGACTCCCTCGAGGCTCCGCCGCTTCGCGTTGATCTGCTCCGGCGTGTAGCCGTTCTCGCCCTTCCGCTCGAGGTACGTCTCGACGAGGGTCCGGTCCGCGAACGCGTCGGAGCCGAGGACCTTCTCGACGAGGAGGAAGACGCCGCCGGGCACGGTCCGCTCCCACGCGTCGGCGATGATCCGCTGGCGGTACTCGATCGGGACGAACTGCAACGTCAGGACCGCGAGGGTCACGGACGCCGCCGCCGTCGGGTAGTCGTCGCGGAGGTCGAGGTCATAGATCGCCGCGTTCACCCGGCCCTTGAACCGCTCGACCGCTGCGGCCCGCATCGGCTCCGAGACCTCCACCCCGACGTAGACACAGGACGGGCCGAGGACGTCCGCGATCGGCTCGAGCGCGGCACCCCTCGAGCAGCCGA